ATCACGATTCAAGCGAACCGCAGATGTGGGATCGATCATCGAAGTCAAATGGACGAAGTACGACAACGGCGCTTTGATTATCTACGACAATGATCGCAACACAGACATCGCGATTCTTGTAACTGGTAAAAGTCCCAATTACTTTCTCAAGGGCTGGATACCGGTAACGATTGCTAAGAATCAGAAATGGCGCAGACGCGACCAACCGACTTACTGGGTCGAACAATACAACTTACATCCAATCGAGAATCTGAGAAGGAGCAGTCATGGAGAAGCAACGCTTCCTGTGCAGGGTTGAAAAGGAAATCACCGATCATTCAGTCTTAAAGAATGAAGTCCCTTTGGGCATGGAAGTAGCTCTTGTCCAATGCCTACGCTGTGGAGTCATGGGCATCAAGAAATTGGCAGATGCTCAGTAATGGCGCAATATGACTATCGCTGCGAAGTGTGTGGCAAAGTGACGACAGTACGCCGATCGATGGAAGATAACTTTGACCGGAATCCATACTGTGAAGGGTGCATGATTCCAATGAGCCGCATCTGGACGGCTAATCCAATCCACTTCAAAGGCAAAGGATGGGGACACCAATGAGGACAGAAATCAAGCACACTTGCGACTGTGGAAAGACATTCTTGATCGATTCGGCAAGACCACTTGTAGCTGTAACGATTTTACAAGTCTCAATCAAGAATCATTCTAAGGATTGTGATCTCTGTGGATAACCTGTGGACAACACGCCCAAAGCCCGCTCAAGTTATCCACATTCTTGCGATGTATTTGACTAAGCCTGTACGCTCCATACTCGCTGGCGAGCCGCTGTGGCGGATAGCTCGCGGGCGATGTCTGGTGCTATTGGGTGTGTTATGTATTGTTGGCACAACACCAGCGGAAGCAAATCCAAATAAAGACAATCTCAAGCTTTACGCACATTCAAGAGTTGTTAATTATGAGCAATTTTTGTGTTTATCTAAGATCATTTACAAAGAATCACGATGGTCGGTTACAGCGAAGAATGGCAGTCACTTCGGACTTGGTCAGATGCGATCACAGCATTACCGGAATCTGGATGGATACAGGCAGATAGATGCCACAATCAAGTACATCAATCATCGATATGGTTCAATGTGCAAAGCATGGGCATTTCATCAAAAGCGAAACTATTACTAATGACCCTACATTCACAGCGTAAGAGCAACAGCACTCAATGGAAGAAGCTACGCCTACGCATACTTTCAAGAGATGGTCGAGAGTGTTACTGGTGTGGCATGGACGCGACAACCGTGGATCACATCATCCCAGTAGCCAAAGGTGGGTCAGATGATCCAGAGAATCTTGTCGCAGCTTGTCGAAGATGCAACTTTTCGAAGCAAGATAAGATGCCAGATGAGTTCATGTTGAAGAAGGCGGGTCTTTTTTCTAAGGGTGATTCCACCGCCCATCTCTCCCGCGGTTCTATTTCACCACCAAACGAATCAAGAAGGCATTGAAATGGATCAAGAAGGTACAAAGAGACTCCAACTGGTTCAAACAGGCTCAGATCGGCTCACACAGGTTTTGAAGGCTACTCCAGAGACGCTTTATGGCTCGGTAACTCCCAGAATCCACTCAAAGCTGCGCCCAGAGTTGCCTACGCTTGGGCAAGAGTTAATCGACTTCTCCAATTCAATCGGATTCCCTTTGATGCCGTGGCAAGAATGGCTGGCGATTGAGGCGCATCGAGTTAAGCCAGACGGTCGATGGTTGCATCCACTCGTCCAGCTTGTCGTTGCTCGACAGCAAGGTAAGACGACATTTATGAAGCAACGCATTCTCATGGGCTTATTCGAATGGGATAACAAGCTGCAAATTGGTACAGCCCATCGATTGACGACATCTCTGGAGACTTTTCGGGATCTTGTACAGACGATCGAATCAAATGACGGCTTGGCAAAGCAAGTCAAGCGAATCCGGTGGGCGCATGGGTCTGAAGAGATCGAATGTCTCAACGGTAATCGCTACATGGTCAAAGCTGGCGCTTCAGCTGCTCGCGGTATCTCAAAGCCATCGACCGTCCACATCGATGAGACTCGAGAGCTGAAAGACGAGACGACTTGGGCTTCGCTCCGGTACACCATGATGGCGGCAGAGAATCCGCAGCTCTGGTCGTACTCAAATGCTGGCGATCAACATTCTCTTGTGCTGAACCAAATTCGCGAAAGAGGCATCGGCGCAGCTGGTGGATCGACCGACGACATCGGTTATTTCGAATGGTCAAGTGATTACGACAAGATCGACGATTCCCCTAAATTCTGGGCAGGGGCGGCGATGGCAAATCCCGCGCTTGGTCACACCGTACACATCGACAATTTGCGAGCTGTGATGAATGATCCCGCCGATGTGGTTAGAACCGAAGTCTTGTGCCGATGGGTACAGACAATCTCGAGCGCAATTCCCGCTGGCGAATGGGCTGAATGTGGAATGGACGGATTCGAAGTCGATCGTGAAAAGACTGTGTGGTTCGGGCTTGATTGTTCACCGGATCGACGCGATGCAGCTTTGGTCTTGGCTCAGCAAATCTCTGAAGGCGAATTCTTTGTGAAACTTCTTCGCACTTGGCACAATCCGATTTCGCTCGATGATAAAGCTATCGCGAACGACATAGCCGAACACTTTCAAGAATATCCGGTGGAAGTTATTGCGTACAGCCGCCGAACTTCGTCGGCGATTGCGGCTAGACTTCAGCCAGCCGGTATCCCAATCGCTGATATAGACGGGGCGCTATACGGTCAAAGTTGCGACGAACTTTTGGGAGCAATCACATCAAAGAGACTTCGACATGGAAATCAAGCCGAATTGACGAAGCAAATTTTGTCGGCGGCTCGATTACCCTTTGGCGATGGTGGATGGACGATTGGTCGCAGAGCTTCTCAATCGACTGTGTGCGCGACGGTTGCATCTGCGCTCGTCACACATTACGCGACACGCCCAGAGACGGATCTTGATATTATGATCGGTTAGTGGTATCCGATCTCTAAAATTGCCGCATGGGTCTAAAAGATTTCTTTATTACCGCGCCACAGCCGATTGCTGAATTAAGCGTCGATGCTGCTCTCGCTCCGGTCAATTCGATCGATGCTCTTGGCGCTCCGTATTTTGCCTATGGTCAATCAGCTACACGATCTGAAGCGATGGGCGTACCAGTAATAGCTCGCGCAAGAGGAATTATCTGCTCGACCGTCGCAGCTTTGCCGCTGGAAACAAAAGTAAAAGAAACAAATGAAACTGTCCCATCTTTTCGCGTAATTCATCAACCAGATCCAAGAATTACTGGCGCAGAATTTTGGGCGTGGATTGCGGAAGATTTGCTCTTTCGTCCCGCCGCTTATGCCCGCGTACTTTCAAGATATGCAGACACCGGACGAATTCAAGCGATGGAAAGAATTGCGCCAGAGCGCGTCGAAGTATTAACCAACGGACTCGGTACAGAGATCGATGCTTATCGCGTCGATGGTTATTCAATCGACCCAGCCGATCTTGTCGTGTTCGGAAATATGCAAGAAGGATTGCTGAATCGCGCGGGTCGTACAGTCCGCGCAGCTCACGCACTTGAGAAAGCCGCTTATGACTTTGCACTAAATCCAATTCCGCAGATTGTGCTTTCAAGCAACGGCGTACAGCTGCCAAAGGATCGCGTTGCATCACTAATCAACGCTTTCAAGAATAAAGCTTCAAAGGCTGTCACATTCTTAAATGCAGACATCAAGATGGACACGATTGGTTACGATCCCAAGAATCTCCAGATGAATGAGGCAAGAAATTATTTGGCTTTGGAACTTTGCCGCGCGATCGGATTACCGGCATGGTTCGCATCAGCTGATCCATCATCGATGACTTATTCCAACGCGGTAAATCAAAGACGCGATCTGATCGATTTCTCGATTCGTCCGGTACTCACAATCATCGAGCAGCGTTTATCTTTAACGGATTTCACTCCAGCATCACAGTACATTCGCTACGACCTAGACGATTTCTTGCGCGGCAATCCTTACGAAAGAGCGCAAGTGTACGAAATTCTAAACCGCATCGGCGCGATGAGTACCGATGAAATCAGAGAAGAAGAGGACATGATCGGATGAAGCTAACCACTCCAATGACTATCACCGCGGCAGATTCAGAGTCGCGCACAATCACCGGACGCATCGTGGCATTCGAAGAGCCAGCGAACGCATCGACTGGCAAAGTCGTATTTGCAAAAGGATCGATCCAGCCAAAAGATGTCTTGCTAAATCTTGAACACGATCGCACTCGCAGAATTGCAAAGCCACTTTCGATTGCTTTGTCTGAAGATCAGATGAGCATCAATGCAACTTTCAAGGTAGCAAATACAACAGCTGGGAATGACGCTCTTATCGAAGCAAGCGAAGGACTTCGCGATGGCTTCTCTATTGAACTTGCCGTCGATGATTACATCAATGAGAAGAACGGAACGATGCGCGTCCTTGCTGGCGAATTGACTGGCGTTGCGCTCGTATCCGAACCAGCCGTCCGATCAGCTCGCGTCTCCGAAGTAGCAGCCACCGAAGGCGAAGAAGATTCTGAATCTGCACCCGCAGAAGCAGAAGAAACACCAACACCAACAACAGAAGGAGACGAAGTGGATAACACCGTCACAAACGCGGAAGCCGTCGAGACGGTCGAAGCCGCACAGTCAGTAACAGCGTCAGCTAAGTCTGTCGCTTATTCAAAGCCACGCATCGAAGTCACAGCTGCAAAGTATCTTGAAAACAAGATCATGGCAGCGATGGGCGACGAGAATGCTCGCCAGTATGTACTCGCAGCAGACAACACAACAGACAACGCTGGTCTTGTACCAACTCGCCAGCTTGCTGAAGTAATCAACGGACTTTCAACAACTGTCCGTCCATCAATCGATGCAATCTCACGCGGCACACTTCCAGATGCCGGTATGACTTTCGAGATTCCAAAGATCACAGTTGCTCCAGCCGTAGGCACAATCGCTGAAGATGGAGAATTTACAAACACAGATCAGAACTCTGCATTTGTATCTGTCGATGTTAAGAAATTCGCTGGGCAACAAAAATTCTCAGTTGAATTGCTCCAGCGCACAAGTCCACTTTTCTTCAATGAGCTTCTCAGCAACATGGTCGCGGCTATGGCTAAGCAGCAAGACACCTACACAAACAGCATTCTTGTATCTGGTGCAACAGCGGACGCAACAACCATCACAACCTACCCAACAGCCGCAGAGCTTCTTGCGTTTATTGGTCGCGGTGCTGCTAGCGTTTATGGCGCAACAGCTGGTCTTGCAAATCCATTTGCTCGCAACATCTTGGTGAACACTTCACAATGGTCAAATCTCATGGGTCTAAATGATTCAGGTCGTCCGATCTACAACGAAGTAACACAGCCAATGAACCAACCTGGTCTTGCAACTCCAACATCACTTCGCGGTCGTGTTGCAGGTCTTGATCTTTTTGTAACAGCTAACACAGCTGCAACAACAGACACCGATGATTCAATTATGATCATTAACCCAGATGCGTACACATGGTACGAGTCACCTAGCTACCAGCTTCGTGCAGAATCAACAGCCGACGGTTCAATTACTGTGGGAGTGTACTCATTTGGAGCTGTGGCGACAAAGATCGCTGGCGGCGCATTCGGTATCAACAAAACGGCTTAATTAGCCACAGTCAATCATGAGGCGGTTCGCTCCCGAGTCGCCTCAGCAGTAGAAAGGGAAGGGCTTATGCCACTCGTCACTCCGTCAGAACTTCGTTCTGTGCTAGGCGTAAGCTCTTCTCTCTACAATGACGCATATCTAACAAAAATAATCGACACTAGCGAACTAGTGATTTTGCCACTTCTTGTCTCTTATTCTTCAGCAATTACTGATCGCCGCATCGGTTCAAATGTTGCAACTTTGACGACTAACACTCCACACAATTACATCGTGGGATCAAGTGTGGTCGTGGCAAATGTGGACGCGACATTTAACGGCACATACACAGTCACAGCTGTGGGAACTGAATATGAATTTTCTTATGCAAAGACCAACGCGGATATTGCTTTCAATGCCGTCATTCCACATGGAGACACTTATCTTTCAGGCAAGGATGCCGCGACAATTTACGCGAACAATCCAGCCGTTTATGAAGCAATCATCGTCGTATCGGTTGAAGTATTTCAATCAATCACAGCTGCGGGTGGACAGATCGAAGGCGTAGATTTCCAAGTGACTCCATACAGGATGGGGCGCTCACTCTTAAATCGCGTCATCGGAATCTTGGGCAAGTCTTTGGATACCGGAGCGATGCTGGCATGACCGCATCATCGATTGCAGTCAATGTTCGCGGTGCGTTAAAAACAGCGATCCAGAATGTTGCCGCTAACACTTACGACTCAGTACCCGAAGCGCCGATCGTCCCTTTCGCCGCGGTCGTACCTAGTACTCCATATCTCGAAGCAAATCTGATCGGTACTTCAACCCGAGTCAAAGTCAATCTTTCAATCACAGTCGGAGTCGCTATGTACTCCAACGCTTCCGCGCTCGACAACATCGAGAAGCTACTCATCAGCATTCTGGCGGTTATTCCGTCAGGTTACACCGTGGGATCGGTGTCGAATCCAGTCCCAATGACGATTGGAGCTTCAGAAATTCTGATGTCCGAGATCGAACTATCAACCCAATACACCCAGACCAACTAGGAGTAATTATGCCAACGACCGTCATCACCGGACGCGATCTAGTATTGACGATCGCTACCGTAAATTACGACGCACAAGCCACAACAGTCTCACTTGAGGCAGACCATGTCATCGAGACTTATCAGACACTCGATGGTCGCGCTTACAAAGCCATCGATGATTCATGGACTCTCAATGTGGAAATGCTTGCAGATTGGGGCGCAGTCGGTTCACTCTGCGAATCACTCTGGACAGCAACAGAATCTGCACCAAATACAACTCTTGCAGCTTCAATCACAGCTGTGACTGGCGCTGTATTTGCTTGCAACATCTTGCCAACATTCCCAAATGTCGGCGGATCAGCACCAGATGCACAGACAGTCTCACTTTCATTCCAAGTCGTCGGTACACCTACCGAGACATTCAGCTAAGAGATAGGAAATCGGGAGCATGAAAACAGGGATCACAATTACATATTTCTCAGGGGACTCGGAGTCGTTCACCGCATCGACACCGGAATTCGTAAAGTGGGAACGAAAGACAGGCTTGAAGGTTACACAGCTCGGCGAAAATGTCGGACTCGATGATCTTCTCTTCTTGGCATATAACGCTAAGAAGCGAGAGCTTGCTGGACAGCCTATCAAACCTTACGAAGTCTGGTGCGACACGGTGGACGATATTCGATCCGAGGAAGTGGATCTCCCAAAAGTTACGCCGCCGGAAGCCTAAATCGCGTCTTGGTTGAACTGGCGCTCGCGACAGGGATACCGATGAAGGAATGGGAAACGGCGGAGCAGATATTTACCGCAATCGAGATATTGGAGAAACGGAATGGCAAGTAAAGCCAAACAGGGGCGGTTCGAAATAACCGTCGAACCTGTCGAATTCCGAAATCTAATTCGATTACTTAATTCGTTAGACAAAGACACACAAGACGAAATCAGATCAAACGCTTTGCCTTTATCAAAGCGGCTTGCTGGTCAGCTCTTCATGTTTAGCCAATCAGCGCCATCGCCACAAGCAAAGCTCGTAGCGCAATCAATCGTGGCAAAGCGCGATCGACTTATTCGCGTCGATGTAGGTGGTACAAAGAAGGTCGGTCGCAAATACGGCGGTGAGCAATCAAAGTCCGGTAAAGGTGCAAGAGTGCGCCAGCAATCCGCTCCGGCGGGTGCGTTGCTTTGGGGATCTGAATTTGGATCTCACAAGGGCGTGGACAGTCTTGGTCGCGGTTACACAAATCGATTTAAAGCTGCCTACAACAAGCGCGGCTACTGGATGACTCCAGCTGTGGACTATTACACGCCGATAGTTGCGCGTGAATATGCTCAGATGGTTCAAGATGTAGTCAAGAAGTTAGGACTCGACTGATGGCTGGTATTCCAAAAGTCAAGATTACCTTTGACGCGGACTTTGATGAATTAAAGCGCGGAGTCAAAGGCGCAGAAAATGAAGTCCAAAGCTTTGGCGACAAGATGGGCAAATTTGGCAAAATGGCGGGCGCGGCATTTGCCGTCGCTAGCGCAGCTGCTCTTGCCTATGGCGCTGTACTTCTCAAGCAAGGAGTTGAGTCTGCGATCGCGGATGAAAAGGCTCAGGCAAAACTTGCTCTCACATTGCAAAATGTTACAGGCGCAACAGATGCTCAAATTGCCGCCGTAGAAAATCAGATTCTTCAGACTTCTTTACTTACCGGACTGACCGATGACCAGCTTCGTCCGAGCTTTGAGCGCCTATTGCGCGCCACAAAAGATTCAGACGCAGCTCTTAAATTGCAGACCGTCGCCATCGATGTCGCGGCTGGATCGGGCAAGTCGCTCGAAGCGGTTACGAATGCGATGGCTCGCGCAGCTGAAGGCAATACGACGGCACTTGGCAAATTGGGCGTGGGACTAACCGCTGCACAACTCAAGACGATGTCGATGGACGATGTAACCAAAGCTCTCGCGACAACCTTTGGCGGTCAAGCTGCGACTCAGGCGGATACATTCGCGGGCAAGATGGCTCGTCTGCAAGTTGCATTTGATGAAGGCAAAGAGACGATTGGATCATTTGTCTTAGACGCAGTTACTCCGATGATAAACACAATCGTGAATACCGTCATTCCAGCCGTTGCAGGATTCATCGATTCCGTAGGTGGCAAAGAAGGCTTGACCAGCGCATTCAAGACTTATATCGATCTCATCAAGAATATCTTTCAACCGGTACTTGAAGGATTTAAATTTGCATTTGACCAGATCAAAGATGCGGTCATGGCTAACAAGGACGAATTCACAGCCTTGTTCAAATTCTTAAAAGACTTCGTTGCACCTTTGCTCGGTGGAGTGTTGAAGCTTGCGATTCAGGGAATCGGTATCGCTTTGGGAGTTGTGATTTCCGTGGTCGGTAATCTCATCAGCGGCTTCGAAAGACTCTTCGGAATAGTCAAAAGCGTAGTCGGAGCAATCCAATCTTTGATTTCTTTGGTTGCAAATAATCCAGTCGTTAAGGGAATCGGCAACGCGATCAGCTCTGCGTTCGGCGGATTCCGCGCAGCTGGTGGAGCGGTATCGGCTGGCAAATCTTATGTTGTGGGCGAGCAAGGGGCTGAAATGTTCGTCCCTAGTTCAAACGGCACAATCGTCCCAAATGGCGGTATGGGTAGCACATTCAACATCACCGTAAATGGTGCGATCGATGCCGAAGGCACAGCCCGCACAATCGTGGATGTACTTAACCGGTCAAATGCCCGCGGGACACTTGGCGCAAATAGGTTCGCTTTCGCATGAGCCTATGGACTCCAACTTGGAGCATCGACATCGATGGCGTGGAGTATAAAGATGTGGCGCTCGCAAATCTAACAATCGGCTCTGGTCGAACAGACATCTATGAACAAGCCATCGCGGGCTATTGCAATCTAACTCTAATCAATCTGGATGATTCATCGATCGTTGCGGGTATCAATTCAGCCGTAACGGTGTACATCAACGATTCCACAGGGACTCCAGTAGCTCTCTTTGGCGGGTCAATTACGGATTTGATCGTGGGCGTTCAATCTGGCGGTTCGATTGGAGTAACCCAGACAATCTCCATCGTGGCTCTAGGGGCGCTCTCAAGGCTTCCAAAGGTACTTACCGAAGGAGTCTTGTCTAAGGATCTAGACGGAGTCCAGATTGAAGAAATACTTTCACAAGCTCTTTTTGCTCGATGGAATGCTTTACCAGCGGCGGAGACTTGGAACGATGTCGATCCAACTCTGACTTGGAATGACGCATTCAATACCGGACTTGGCGAGATTGATGCTGGCAATTATGAACTTGCAGCCCGAGCCGCCGAAGTTACAGATATTTACTCTCTTGTAGCTTCTTTGGCTACTTCGGGTCTTGGCTACCTTTACGAGAATTCAGCCGGTCAAATCAGCTACGCGGACTCAACTCACCGAACTCAATACCTTGCAGCGAATGGATATGTAAATCTCTCAGCTAATGACGCATTTGCCAGCGGACTTCAAACCGCGCTGCGGGCTGGCGATCTTCGCAACTTCATCACACTCACATACAAGAATGGCGCTCAAGTCACAGACACCGATCCGACATCGATTGCCCTATATGGCACTCTTGCTCAAAACATCACAACCAGTCTTGAGAATCTTTCGGATGCAACAGCTCAAGCCGAATTTTATTTAGATTTGCGAGCTTTGCCACAAGCTAACTTCAACCAGATTTCATTCCCGCTCGGATCGCCAGAAATTGACGATTCTGATCGAGATAACTTGTTAAATGTATTCATGGGAATGCCGGTCAATATTAACGACCTACCTTTGAATATGGGATTCAATTTTCAGGGCTTTGTCGAAGGCTGGCAATTTCAGGCTGGCATCAATTCTCTGACTGTCTCGCTTTATGTGACTCCAGTTGCATATTCACTTCAGGCATTCACATGGGCGGATGTGCCTGTCGTCGAGACTTGGAACACAATTGAGCCTACACTTGAGTGGTTAAATGCCACCGTCGTCGCATAAGGAGAAGAAATGGCAACAACTACACCCAATTATGGCTGGTCAGTCCCAACATCGACCGATTTAGTCAAAGACGGAGCAACAGCAATTGAGACGCTCGGAGATAGCATCGATGCTTCGTTCGTCGGACTCAAGGGCGGAACTACCGGACAAGTTTTATCAAAGACATCTGGCACAGATTTAGCATTTACATGGATTGAGCAAGACGATACGACTCTTTCATTCAATGCCCAGACTGGAACAACTTACACACTTGTAATCGCCGATCTTGATAAACTTGTAACAACTTCAAACGCTTCAGCGGTAACGGTAACGATTCCGCCGTCTGTCTTTGCAGCTGGTAATCAGATCAATGTGCAATCAATCGGCGTTGGTTTAACGACACTTGTGGCTGGTGTTGGCGTAACGATCACATCTACCGGAGCAACCGCAGCCGCACCAGTTTTAAGAGCGCGTTATTCCGCTTGCACAATTATCTGCACATCGAGCAATGTATTTACTGTAATTGGTGATCTTTCATAATGACTCCAATTCTAGGTATCACAGCCTCACAAAATCGTCCGCGCAAAATTGCGGTCGATTATTTAGTTGTAGCTGGCGGCGGATCTGGTGGATTTTCTTCTCCTGGTGGTGGTGGCTCTGGTGGACTTCGTTGCACCGTAACCGCAACAGGCGGCGGTGGAAGTTTAGAGAGCGCCTTGAGTTTAGATTTAAATACAAACTTCACAGTAACCGTTGGTGCTGGCGGCGCATTCCCAGGCGGTTCTGGAAGCGCGGGAAACAACGGAAGCAATTCAGTATTTTCGACAATTACATCTACTGGCGGCGGTGGTGGTGGTACAACCGCAAACGCTCCAAAAACTGGTGGATCTGGTGGTGGTGGCGCGGAGACAGGTGCAAACCAAACTGGCGCAAATGGAACTACAAATCAAGGTTACAAGGGTGGCAACGGTAACGGCGGCGGTGGCGGTTCAGGCGGACTTGGTAATAACGGTTTTGGTGTTGGTGCTACTTTGCCTAATGGTGGTATTGGCGGCGCTGGTGTTGCAACTTCAATTACAGGTTCTAGCGTTACATACGCATCAGGTGGCTCTGCTTATTACTTAAGCGGCGGCGCGGTTCGTTCGGCAAATCCAGCAAGCGGCGGCGGTGGTGGCGCAACTACAAACAACGGCGCAGCTAACACAGGCGGCGGTGGAGCGGCTGACTTTGGTTCAGGTGGTTCTGGAATAGTTATCTTGCGTTATCCAGACACTCGAACAATAACTATTGGAGCAGGTTTAACAGGAACAACAAGCGGCGCGAGCGGTGGATTTAAGAGAACAACCTTAACCGCTGGCACAGGGAATGTGAGTTGGGTGTAATGGCGCACTATGCATTTTTAAATGAAGATAACATTGTAACGGAAGTGATTACTGGCATCGATGAAACGGAACTTATAGAAGGTCTAGATCCAGAAACTTGGTATGGCAATTTTAGAAATCAAGTGTGCAAGCGCACTTCTTACAATGGAAATGTGCGCTTTAATTATGCGGGTATCGGTTACACTTATGATCCAATCGACGACGCATTTATTGCACCAATGCCAAATTGTGGACACGATGAATTAACACTTAACGCGTTAAAGAGATGGGAGTGTTTAAATGTCGAACACGATTTATCCTAAAGGCACAGTTGCTCTTGCTCTTGAAATCGCAAAAGCGGAAGTCGGCACAATCGAAGAAGGCAACAATCTGACCAAGTACGGCAAATTCACAAAAGCCGATGGCTTGCCGTGGTGCGGTTCATTCTGCAACTGGGTGCTGGCACAAGCTGGAGTCAAGGTGCATTCGGTCGTCTCGACAGCTGTGGGAGCGCATAAATTCAAGGAGATTTCACGGTGGCATGAGATACCGGCAATCGGCGATCTAGCATTTATGGATTTCCCACACGACGGAGTCGATCGCATATCTCATATTGGAATTGTCGCAGCCATCGATGGCAAGACGATCACAACCATCGAAGGTAATACATCCGGTAGCGGCGATCAGCGCAACGGTGGCATGGTAATGGTTAAGACCCGAACGATTGGCAAAGAAGTGGTCGGCTTTGGTCGTCCGAAGTATGTGCCATACAAAGGCGAATATCCAACTGTGGTTGTCGATGTGCCGAAGAAATCCATTCTCAAGAAGGAGAAGAAGAAATGAAAGAAATTAAGGGACTCGCAGCTTCATGGGCGCGCTCATTTCTAGCCGCATCCATAGCTGTGTACATGGCGGGAATAACTGATCCAAAGGCAATCGCTGGCGCGGGACTCGCTGCGATTCTCCCAGTTGTGCTTCGTTACCTAAATCCCAACGACGCATCTTTCGGGTTAAAGGGGAAGTGACTCGGAAGCTACTTCAGACAGCTCTGGCGATAGCGATATTGCTTGGGCTGTCTGCTTGTAGTTATCAGGGCTGGACTCGATATGAATGCCAAAAATTCGAAAACTGGCAAAAGCCTGAATGCAATCCGCCACAATGTAAGGCTCTCGGAGTCTGTACTGAGGACATATACGGAGAAGATCCAAATGGGTTCACATCAAAAGCGCCTAAGTAATGAGCAGCTAAAAGCAAGACTAATCGTATTCATCGGAGTCGCGCTGGCGCTTACATTCATGTTCTCGGTTGCCGGAATGCTCTACGCCTTGATATTCGTCACTCAACCGCTAGGCGATCAAGCGCCGAATGATCGAGCGTTCATCGAGCTACTGTCCACACTCACGATCTTCTTGACCGGTGCGCTTGGCTCTGTGCTTGCATCGAACGGACTCAAGGACAAGGCGAAAGACCAAACCGACACGCCCAAAAACACACAGGATTCTTGACGATGTCGGCGGATTGCTTCACTCTGTACGCAGGGAGCGAAGTTCAGTAACTCTCGGATCGGGAGCAAAGATGTACGCATTTCAAGAAGTCGCCATGTGGATGCTTTTAGGAGTCTTAGCGGGCTTTACAGCTGGTTACACAATGGGACTGAAAGACGGTAAGCGCGAAGGATTTATTCGCGGCAAGATCGCAGGGCGCAAGAATGCCGAGATCCGCTGATGGGATTCTTAGACAATTACGAGACAGTCAGCCAAAAGGTCATTCGCCTACACGCCACATACCCAACCAACCGCATCGAGACATCGATCGTCGATTGGCAACCAGACAAAGGTTTCATTCTCATCGAATGCCGGATCTTTCGTAATTACGAAGATGAGAAACCAGCGGCTATCGATTACGCACACGGAATGGTCGGGGCGTATAACCCACAAATGAAGCGATGGTATGTCGAGGACACAGTCAGCTCTGCGATTGGTCGCTGCGCATCGGTTGTCTTGGGCGTTGAAGAAAAGCCATCACGCGAAAACATGGAGCAAGTCGAGACGATGCCAAAAGCCTTTATCGAAGAGGATCTATGGGCAAAGCCTTTTAGCGAAGATGGATTCGCTACAGCCAAATCATCGATGGACGAAATCAAATCAAAGCTTGGCGGTGAGATTCTGTCGGAGTCGCCTATCTGCGCACATGGTCACATGTTGCTCAAAGAAGGCACAGCAAAGACTGGCAAGCCCTATCGCGGTCATGTATGCGTGGAGAAGGTTAAAGCCAATCAATGCAGTCCAATTTGGTATGTCTTGGGATCAGACGGTCAATGGAAGGTGCAGCTGTGATGGGCGAAATGGAGATCATCAAGCTAGACACCGGAGAACGCACAATCATCGAGATCGATGGGACAGTAATCAAAGACCAAGTGATCCCGCCCAAAATCGAATGGTGCGATCGATGCCAAATGTTCAAAGAATTACAAGGTGGCAAGTTCGACAAAGTCATGGGATCTGATGAGCTGTGGTATTGCAAGGCTTGCAAATGAAAATGAAGATCACGCATGAAGATGAATGGACAGCTGCAAAGGTTGCCATCGAACGCGTAGAAGAGATCGAAGGCAAGCCAGATCATGTCTCTCGCTACAACAAGAATCTTTCATTCCATGATTACATCTGCGAAATAGCCGAATCAGTAGGAGCTGAAATTGCTGTCGCAAAGTATTTCGGGATAAAAGACTTCAACCCAAGAGCATCACGATTCAAGCGAACCGCAGATGTGGGATCGATCATCGAAGTCAAATGGACGAAGTACGACAACGGCGCTTTGATTATCTACGACAATGATCGCAACACAGACATCGCGATTCTTGTAACTGGCAAAAGTCCCAATTACTTTCTAAAGGGCTGGATACCGGTAACAATCGCTAAGAATCAGAAATG